GGAAAAGCACATATTGAAAAATTAACAGTTACTACTGGTGCTGGTTCTACTGGAATTGTGACCGTCACTTTGAACGATACAGATTATGATGTGACTATTGCAGATGATACCGCAAATGCTGCAATAACTGCTGCAGAAGTATCAGAATATTTTCGGGCAAATTATTCTGCGGACTGGACTGTTGAACACTGTGATGGTGTTGTTTATTTCCTAAGCACTGGTATTGGACCAAAAACTGGTTCATATGCATATGTTCCCGGAGCAACTGGTTCAGTTGGAGTAGTAACAACTGCACAAAGTGGGATAAATGATACAAACACCTGGACATACCAAGAAGATTGGGATGATCCATTAGATGGAACAGGTACAAGTGGAATTATTTTAGACCCAACCAAACTAAATGTATATCAGATCAATTTCCGTTGGTTGGGTATTGGTATTATGAAATTTGCCCTTGAGAATCCACTCAATGGTGATATGTATGAGTTCCATCGTAAAAAATTCACAAACCTTGTAAATGCTCCACATCTTGATAATCCATCCCTCAAGATTGGATATGTTGCCGCAAGAATTCTTCCAGATTTTGGTGGATTCCAAAACGTAAGAGTTGCTGGTGGAAGTATGATGGGAGCAATTGAAGGATTAGTTAATCCAGTCACATTACCAACTTCTGCTGCCAGGTTAGAAAGTGCCACCTTTGCTCAAAATGCTCTACATCACGGATTGACTATACACAATCGTTTGGTTTTTGGTGGAAAAATTAATACAAGAGAATTATTAATTAAAGAAGTTTCTATTGTTGCAACTCCTTCTACTGGACAAGACCAACCTTGCGAAGTTGTATTATTTTACAATTTTGATGGATTACCTTCACCTAGTGTATATAAAGTAATTAATTCAACACAGTCTTCTGCATTTTATAACGATACGACAGGAACTCTTACTCAGGGATCTAATGTTCCAATATATTCATTTTTCATTACAGCACCAGGAAATCAAACTATTGATTTGGAAAATTTAAGAATTGCAATTCCACCAAATAATGAAATAACAGTTGCAGTTAAATGTACGGGATCAGCACTAGATGGTCTTGGAGTTGGATTGTCGTTTGTAGAAGACTAAAAGGAGTTTTGTTATGAGTGAAGTTTATCTTGGTAATCCGTTATTAAAAAAAGCAAATACTGCGATTGAGTTTACTGAAGAGCAGGTTATTGAATTCCTTAAGTGTAGGGAAGACCCAATTTACTTTGCTAATAATTATGTAAAGATTGTTTCTCTTGATGAGGGTTTAACACAGTTTCACCCATATCATTTTCAAGAGAAACTGATTGAAAACTTTCATAATAATAGATTTAACATCTGTAAGATGCCAAGACAGACTGGTAAGTCTACGACTGTGGTTTCTTATCTTTTACACTTTCTTATTTTTAATGATAGTGTAAATATTGGCATTCTGGCAAACAAGGCAGCAACCGCAAGAGAATTATTAGGAAGGTTAGCAACTGCTTATGAAAACTTGCCTAAATGGATGCAGCAGGGTATTATATCCTGGAATAAAGGTTCCATCGAATTAGAAAATGGCAGTAAGATATTGGCAGCTTCTACGTCTGCGAGTGCTGTCAGAGGTATGTCGTTCAACATCCTCTTTCTCGACGAATTCGCATTCGTCCCAAATCACGTTGCTGACTCGTTCTTTGCATCTGTTTATCCTACTATTACTTCTGGTAAAAACACCAAAGTAATTATCGTGTCTACCCCACACGGTATGAATCACTTCTACCGTATGTGGCACGATGCAGAAAAGAAGAAGAATGAATATATTCCTACAGAAGTCCATTGGTCCGAAGTTCCTGGTAGAGATATTGTCTGGAAAGAGCAGACCATTGCTAACACTTCCGAACAGCAGTTCAAGGTTGAGTTTGAGTGTGAGTTCTTAGGATCTGTCAATACACTCATCAATCCAGCAAAACTTAAGATGTTGGTTTATGATGATCCAATCAAAAGAAATGCCGGACTCGATATCTATGAAAATCCAAAAGAAGATCATAACTATCTAATTACAGTAGACGTTGCTCGTGGATTAGGTAATGATTATTCTGCATTCATTATTTTTGATATCACAGAGTTTCCCTATAAAGTTGTAGGTAAATATCGTAATAATGAAATTAAACCAATGTTATTTCCAAATATTATTTTGGATGTGGCAAAAGGATATAATGATTCTTGGTTATTAATTGAGGTGAATGATATTGGAGATCAGGTGGCAAGTATTCTCCAATATGACTTGGAATATGAAAATATTCTTATGTGTGCTATGAGAGGTAGAAATGGGCAGATTGTTGGGTCTGGTTTTAGTGGAAAGAAATCTCAACTTGGAGTTAGAACAACTGCTGCAGTTAAAAAGTTAGGATGCTCCAACCTCAAAACTTTGATTGAAGATGATAAGTTAATTACCAGTGACTATGAAGTCATTTCAGAACTTACAACCTTTGCACAAAAAGGTAATTCATTTGAGGCAGAAGAAGGTTGTAATGATGACCTTGCAATGTGTCTTGTTATTTTCTCTTGGTTAGTTGCACAAGATTATTTTAGAGAAATGACGGATAATGATGTCCGTAAAAGAATATATGAAGAGCAGAAAAATCAGATTGAGCAAGATATGGCACCATTTGGATTTATTTCTGATGGTATAACGGATGAAACGAGTTTTGTTGACTCAAATGGAGACAGATGGCATACTGATGAATATGGAGATCGTTCTTATATGTGGGATTATATGTAATGTCATTTGATGATGAGATAGAAGTAGAACACTTGTTATTTTTTGACCGTAAGTGTAGAGTTTGTGGTAAGGTCAAAAATTTAATAGAAGACTACTATCTCACAAGAAAAGATAGAAAGACTTTACCATCAGCATATTCTTATGAATGCAAAGAATGTACAGTAATAAGAGTTACAGCAAATAGAATGTCAAATAAAGTTTTTGATAGGTGGGAATATCCTGACTGGTAGTACTGTTCATGCAGTGTTTCCCCACTGAAAATACCCTTTTCCATAAATATTTTTAGTTAAATCTGGATTGCGAGGGAAAACAAGATGCCAGTAAATTTAGCATCTCCTGGAATTAAAGTAAGGGAAGTTGATCTCACCATTGGAAGAGTTGATCCTTCTTCCGCTAATATTGGTGGCCTTGTTGCACCTTTTGCACAGGGTCCAGTAGATCTTCCACTTATCATCGGATCGGAAAAGGATTTACTCGATAATTTCGGTAAGCCTTACAATAACGACAAACATTACGAGCATTGGTTAACTGCATCATCATATCTTGCATATGGTGCTCAGATGAATGTTGTCAGAGCAGATTCTGATAACTTAGCAAATGCTTATGCAAATGTTGGTTCAGCATCAAGCATTAAAATTAAAAGTGTTGAAGATTATGAAATCAAGCAATATGATGAAAACACTATTGCCAATAAAGTCGTAGTCGCTAGGAATCCAGGATCCTGGGCAAACGGAATTAGAATTGGTATTATCGATTCAAGAGCAGATCAAATTGTCGGAGTATCAACTGTTACTGGTATTAATATCGGTGATGGTGTAAAACAACAAACATCATTATTTACTGAAGATAATGTAATTATTGGTGAAGGAACAACGACTGCACTTACAGGCGAATTTAAAGGTATTGTAACAAATATCGATGCTGCTAATAATGAGATTCATGTCAAATTTGTTTCTCACGTAGTTGGGACAACTGAAACTGTTCAAGACTACACTTACAGTGGAACGTACAGATTTAGACAAGCCGAACTTTCTTTAGTTGGAGCAGGTGCAGGAACAACTTCTGTAGCACTTAGTGATAGAGGTTCTCTTGGAACTACTGCTGGAACCATTTCGGCAGGAGCTGCTGTAACTTCATACCATATGCATCATAGTGCAACTCTTGATATGCAAGGTGGTTCAACTTTGGAAGATGATGCTACTGTTATTGGTATTGCGACTGCTATGATGGGTACCACTGCTAATGATTACCTAGCTATTGGAAATGAACTCATTTCTCTTAATGGAGCAACTCTAGGAAACGGTCAAATTTCCGGAGTTACCAGAGGAGTTGAAGGAACAACTGCTGCAGATCATGCTGATGGTACACCAGTCAAGCATCTCAAGAAATATGATAATATCGGTACTGTAACTAGTGAAGTAAATGATACTGAAACTGTGATTGGCATTACCACAACCACAGATCTTAGTGGAAAGGTTAATGCTGGCGGTTTCTTAGATATTGGCGCAGAATTTGTCACTGTTTCCAGTCTGTTAAGTGGTGGAACAAAATCCATTACTCCAACAAATGTCAAAGACTGGTATGATGCACAAACTCTTTCAATCTCTAGAGAGACAGTAGGTGATACAAAAATTGTAAAGACTATTCCATGGAACACTGTTGCTGACAGACCAGGAACTTCAGAGTTTGCCGCTGAAAGAGGTTCAAGATTCGACGAAATCCTTATTGTTGTGATTGATGGTGAAGGTAAAATCACTGGAAACGCTGGAACAATTCTTGAAAAGCATTTAAGTCTTTCCAAGGCAAAGGATGCTGAGTTCTCAGTAGGTTCACCTTCTTACTGGAGAAAGTATCTTTACACCAACTCCGCATATATCTTCGGTGGTTCTGCACCTGTTGGAGTCACAACAATTGCATTCTCCGATAATGGAGCAGCAAGCCTTGAGCTTGATGCAGATGCTGGTTGGGACCAAGATGCAGATGGCGTAAACTTCGCAGGTTCTGGTTCTGTAACCATGACCCTTGGAGGTGGCACAAACTACGGTGGTCAAACCGATATTGCATCTGCTGGAGCACTTGACTCTGGTCTTGATGATTTAA